GCTTCCTCCAAAGCGTTTATTTTAGGCACAGTCCAGCTTTTTCCCTTTGCAAGTCACAACCATACAGATCGTTAATCTGGTTAGGTCTGATGTGACTACACCCTTCGGTGCGGTACTCATATCCTTTCGGATTCCTATCTAGGCGCTACCCTAGACAACCCACTTGGGCCTTTGCGTTTGGGACGTGAATCTGGTCAAGCTGGCAGACCTACAACGCGCTCACGAATTACTGCTATTTAGAAAGGACGCACAGTTTAGCGCCACTGTCGATCAGCAGGGTATTCAATGAGGATTGCTTATATGGTAGGATATAACCCGTGTCGGTTGTGACAACGGTTCTTCGTTCCAGTTGCAATCGGACATTAAAGGGGTTGGTAGCCCCGCCGACACATTCACTATATTCTAGTTCTTAGATTCGATCAACCTGTTTAGATACCACTGAGCTTTTAACAGGTCTTCTGTCGGGTTGTTCTTGTACTGGTGCCTGTGTAGGTACTTGATCGTGTTCCCCAAACAGTACGCCCCAAACTCGTCTCCTAGCTGCTGCTGGATGTAATCGATGCACTCGATTCCTGTGGCGTTGTAATGCTTTGGTCGGTTTACGGTATCCCATTCTTCAGGAGTCGGATCTTTTCGCATACTCAATAATTCTCCGTATTTGATTTCTGTCTATCGGTTTACCGTTTCGGTTCAAAACCCCTTCATCGGCGTAATGATCTGCAATCTTGTACATGCTCATTCCTTTGCTTCGCATCTTTAAAACGCCTTTGATCACTTTCTGTTCGTATTTGTTCTTGTGTACTTTCCCGTCTTGATCGTACCAGTACCCGAACCGAGGCTTACCGCCTCCGCAGAGGCCTTTATCTCTACGTTTCCTAAGTCCTTCCTTCACTAAGGCAGAAGTCGTTAAATTCGCACTGTGAACTTTAGAATGGCATGGAGCGCATAAATTGACCGTCTTCGTTCCTCCTAATACCCTAGGAACGACATGATGCGCGTGATCTGCGGTTATTCCGCATTCAAAGCAAACGTGATCTTTGGTCTTTAATTTGGGCATTAAACTCAGCAAGCATTTCGCGATAATCTCTCGCATAGAGTTTAATAGGTTTATTGGAGTCTGCAAGCATCTGATCAACCTGAGATTTTCCGAATTTTGCAATCATAAACATTGTATAGTTCTGAGCTGCGACCCCGTGTTTCATCCCAAACAGGTTACACCCAGGGCATTGCGGCCATACATTTCTCTTGTCTAACGAGAAATAACTAGACTTACCTTTTGGCAACCAGTGACCGCCGTGAACCTCTTTGTAATGCTTAACGACTCCGCACGTCACACATTCGCAATAGCCGTTGTCATCTGCTTCCTCCAACCTTCGGAGTAACTGAAATGCCTTTAGTGTCTTAGCCCTGAGCGTCTCTGCCACGCATAAACTCGCTGTCTTGTGGGTTTGCTAATTGTACCCCTTTATCAAGTCCCCAATGGAAAACCTTTTCCATGAAGTCGTGCATCTCGCCTTTAGAAAGACTAGACGTTGACCTTAACTGATTCTCAATAACCGTACTGCCAACATGGATATCCTCAGTCCCAAGGAACTCGTTCTTCATCAGTTTCTTTACCATGTCAGGCGTCACGTTGATCTTGCTTGAGAAATACTCAGACATCTGACCACACCACATGTGAAACAGAGCGTTCTGGCTCAGACTCCTAACTGTGGAATACGTCTCAAACTTCCAAGCTATAGGACGGCTGAAATCCATCTCATTCAGCCTTTCATGAAAGTTCTTGATAACGTCAGGAATGTCCCGACGATGATTGATCAACCAGAATTCACCTCGCATTGAGTTTATCTTTGAGCATTTGCCAAAGATCCTCGATGATCATTCTTATCTCAAACCACAACCGCTTTAAGCTATTCACTGGCTAACCTCAAGAAGTCATACACATCCATTTTAAGATGCTTGCAAACCTTCACCACCAAACTTAACTTAGCGTCTTCTCTATACCGCCACTGAGACACTTGTTGCTTGGTGATCCCCATGTCAGCAGCCAGTTCCGAAGAACTGACCCCCAACTTGACCTGTGCTAATCTCAGGCTTTTGCCAAAATCAAAACGGCAAGTCATCTTCAAGACTCGCTGAATTAGGCGCACTGTAAACGTCTTGGATCTTGCCAGTCATGACAGGCTGATTACCCGCCGCATCACGCTTCCACAAAGCGATGTCGATTGTTTCGCCTTCCTTAATGTCACGGTGAGCAACGACCTTTCCTGTAAGGATTGGGTTAGATCCGCCTTTGTCACTTTTCCACAGTGACACTTTTCCTCGATTGTCATACTCCATACATGCTTCCTATTTTTCCAAAGTTTAAGTTTAAATCTTCCAGTAGTTTTTCAACTGCCGCTGAAAGCCCAGCAATAAAATCATCATCCCGTTTTACTTCCATAATCAGATTCGGAAGGTCAGGGTGATAAGACATAAAATAATACTTGTCAAAGTCCATCAGCCACATTGTCCCTTGAACTTGCGCGTAATACTCCGAAGGCATGGTTCCGTTATTGGCGTAATCGACTAGGTACTTAACGTGAACAGGATGACTTGGGCATTTAATCTCCAACCCAACCCCGTCCACCAACCTGTCGGGACTGCAACCAACTGTTTCATCATCGTTGGTTACAAACCCAACTTCTCGGCAGGTTAAATCTGTCTGAAACTCAAAGACGTTTGCAGCCTCTGGCTCTAGGTCATTACCTCTTTGCATCCACTGAGACTTGAACGTCTCAATACGCTTACCGCTCAACCTTTCCGCAAGAAGCTCGTGCATGTACTTCTCACCGCTCGCAGAAGTTTTGCCTTTAGGTGTCACAATGTCCTTAAACTTAGACGCTGAGGGCATACCTAATCGGAGATCAAACCACGCCTGAGTGCCTTGCTCTACGTTATGGATCTTCATTTGACTTGCTTCTGCTTCTTAGTTTGAAGCTGCTTAACGGCTTTGGCGTATTGATCTTCGGTCAATTGTTTCAGATCAGACACATTGTAAATTTCAAGAAACTTAGCCTTGCTTGACTTGGTAGAATCGATCATTGCATCGATGTGCGCGGCTTTCTGATCACTTATGTTCTCGATCCCAATGGTCAGATCTTGTGCGTCAGTGTCTTCATCAGCGCAGATGGCCCACATAGACTGGCTTTGATATCTTTTAAGATAGGTTGATATAGAACCAAGATCTTGGATCGGGTTTTTACTGTTAACAGATAAAGGCACACTAGCGACCTGACGAATCCACTGACCACTTGAATGCGTGATCTGTGACGTTACCGCCACCCTGTCACCATACGCTTCCACGCCTTGCATAAACGTCAAAGCGTTAGCCGCAGCCACTGGTCGGATGCAGTTTAAAACAGCCGTTAGATCGGCGTATTCGTTCTTGAAGAATGCGTTCTTGGTGTTCTTCGCGGGGTTGCGAATCTCACCTTGAGCTTTACTGATTGCAGCAGATATTTCTGCTATGTTTTCGGATTGCTCCATTGTCTTCCTCCAGACATGATTGGAGGTAAGATTTTAACTGTTATGGTGAATAAGTCAACAAACGGAGTGATTAATTAAAGGTAGGAACATGGTATGCTGTACGGATTCTCGTGCTTCCTCCGCACACGGCCCCTTCGGGGGCCAACTCTAATAAACCCAAATAACCCTAGAACTTGTCCTAGTATCTACATGGACAAATCCTTTTGCCACGCCGATGCCACTGAATCCGAGCTTAATAGCTGCGGCAACCAGAAGATAACGCTGAACCCCACCGCTAACAGCAATATCAGCAGCCCTGCCTGTCGTGTGCTGTCCTCCGCCATTAGGCTTTTTAGCTTCAATACTGTGACGAGGACTCCGATAACCAGACGTAATGACAAAAGGAAAGCCAGCTTCAAAGCGTAGTGAGTCCAGCGCGTGAACAAATTCTTCCGATATCTCATTTTCACCAGTCTCCTGACAAGCAAATTCCTCTAGCGTAAAATACTTAAACATCATTTATCTCTGTGTACATTGTTTTTCTTCTCGTAAGTTCTCATTGCGCCAAGACCTAGCATACCCATCAGCACAGGCATCATGGTTTCCAGA